ATGTTGAAAACATGAGCGCAGGTTGGCTCCCCAGGGGTTTCGACAGTTTGGAGTAAGTCAATGTCAGGTCCAGCGCCTAAGCCAAATGAGGTTAAACGTCTCACAGGCAATCCAGGCAAGCGCAAACTTCCTAGCCTTGCCAGCGTCACCGCTCTTCCTCAAGTTACACCGACTGCGCCTGAGCATCTTTCACCTGATCGTCAGAAGTTGTGGACAGAGCTGCGCGAGATTGCAACGTGGATCGGCAACTCTGATCAATCTTCACTCGTTCTACTTTGCGAGAAGCTAGATCGTCGAGCCGAACTGCTTGCCAAACTTCAAGCTAGCGATTCGGTTTTATACACCGACAAAGGCTATGCTTACGCTAATCCGCTGGTAGGTATGATCAGCACAATCGAAAATGAAATTACCAAACTCTTTTCCTTGCTGGGGCTAACTCCGGCAGACCGAAGCAAACTAGGGGTAGCAGAGGTTCAACGTGCCAGCGCAATCGATCAACTCCTCGCAAAGAGGCAAAATAGAAATTAAGGGATGGCCACCGCGCTATCTCTCACCGTTGACGCCGAAAGAATTCAAACGAACTCGCGGCGACAACATCATCGAATTCTCAGAATTACTTTGCTCCATCACTAAAGATTCCGTTGCCGGCGCTGCTGGCGAACCGTTGATCTTTCGTGAATGGCAAAAGAATCTGACTCGCGGTTTATTCGCAGAGAAGCCCGACGGCACTCTGAAACATAAAACCGCACTCATTGGTCTTCCGCGCAAGAATGGAAAGTCTGCCTGGCTATCCTCACTTGCGTTGGAACACTTGGTCTTAGGTCCGACCGGTGGCGAAGTTTATTCTTGCGCTGCTGAAAAGGAACAGGCCAAGATTGTGTTCGGCACTGCCAAACGCATGGTAGAGATGCAGCCTGAATTATCAGACATTCTCGAAACGTATCGAGACTCCATCTACAACCCAAAGACCGGATCGGTCTATCGGGCGCTCTCTGCTGAAGCGTTTTCTAAAGAAGGATTGTCGCCAACATTCGTTGCATTTGACGAGTTGCACGCGCAACCAAATCGAGAGCTATTCGATGTTATGTCGTTGGCTATGGGAGCCCGAAGGGAGCCACTACTTGTTGCCATCACGACGGCTGGGGTTAAAACTGACATCACTGGAAAAGACTCGCTCTGCTTCCAACTTTACGAATATGGACGACGGGTTGCCAGTGGAGAAGTTGAGGATCCATCCTTCTTCTTCGCATGGTGGGAAGCGTCGGCTGAAAATGATTTCCGAGACAAGGCAACGTGGGAAGAAGCCAATCCTGGATTCAACGACATTGTTGCGGAAGATGATTTTGCTTCCGCTGTTCTTAGAACGCCAGAAGCAGAATTCAAAACAAAGAGATTAAATGTCTGGACATCAACATCGGATGCGTGGCTTCCTCACGGTGCTTGGGATGCTATTGCTGATTCACGTCCTATCGAAGAAGGCAGCAAAGTCGTACTTGGATTCGATGGATCATTTAACGGAGACTGCACCGTCATCGTCGCAGTCGAAGTTGGTGAAGTGCCGCATATTGTTCCGTTAAATGTTTGGGAAAAGCCTGACGAAGCCGGAGCCGATTGGCAAGTTCCAGTCCTTGAAGTTGAAGACGCAATTCGCGCCGCTTGCAAAAAATATGAAGTTATGGAAATTGCTTGCGACCCATATCGTTGGGCGAGAACATTCCAAATCCTTGAAGATGAAGGCCTACCAGTCGTCACCTTCCCACAAACTGCATCGCGTATGACACCGGCAACAACACGATTCTATGAAGCCGTTGTCAATCGCTCTGCAACTCATAACGCAGACCCTGCTCTTGCTCGCCACGTTGGTAATGCCACGCTTCGTGTTGACGCAAGAGGTTCGAGATTGGCTAAAGAAAAGCGCGGATCAAGTCGGCGCATTGACTTAGCAGTCTCCTCAGTAATGGCGCTTGAACGCGCAGCATGGTGGCAAGCACAGGGCGGCCATCTTCCAATGGTCTTTGATGTTTGGAGTATGGAAAATGAAAATTGATTTATTCGACATCCTCACCAGTATTTTAGAAGTTGTCGGCATTGCAATTATCGTCACGGGAATCTGGCTTCTCCTTGGATTCGCGATTGGCTTGATTGCAACTGGTCTAGCAATCGTCTTTATCGCCTATTCATTATCACAACCAGTAGTTCAGGAGCCTAAATGAGCCTATTAAAGCGAGCAGGAGTTATCGGACGCTATCCGCAGTTCAATAACTACGTTGCTCCACTCTCTCAGCTCTATGGTCAAACTAACGTTACAAGCGCCGCTGGCGAACGCATTGACGAATGGACGGCTCTTGGAGTCTCCGCAGTCCTTGGATCAGTCTCACTTCTTGCAGACTCCGTTGCTTCAATGCCGCTTCGTTGTTTCAAGACTGGACCTGATGGTCGTCGTCAAGCGATTGATCTACCTGATGTCCTTAAATATCCTGATCCTGAGTCAAACACTTACGAATTGATTCATCAGACAATGGCTTCACTTGGATTGCATGGCAACGCCTATATCCACATCGACCGCGATCGCAGTGGCAATATGATCGGCCTTGTTCCACTTCATCCTTATCAAATGCAGGTGCTACCAACCGGCGATCAGATCGGCCGTAAATATCTTCACCTTGGAAATCCGATTGACCAGGAAGATTTGATTCATATTCGTTGGTTCACACCGCCACAATCACTTGTTGGTGTCTCTCCAATGATTCAAAATCGCAACCTTATTGGTATTGCGCTCGCTATGGATCGTCACATTTCACAGTGGTATGGCGAAGGCGCTACTCCATCATCAGTATTAGAGACAGATCAGAAGCTCACACTTGATCAGGCTCGCACGATTCAAGGCACATGGGAAGCAACTCATCGCCGTCATCGCAAGCCAGCGGTTCTCTCAGATGGTCTCAAGTGGAAGCCAATCACAACTTCTGCCGCCGACAATCAAATGATTCAAACCCGCGAGCAACTCATCCGCGACATCGCACGTATCTTCCGCATTCCGTCACATCTCATCGGCGCTACTGGCGACAATCAGACTTATCAGAATGTTGAACAGGCTTCATTGAACTTCCTGACTCATACGATTATGCCTTGGCTCCGTCGTTTGGAAACATCACTAAGCCGTTTGTTACCAGATGGTGTTGATCTTGCATTTGATACATCAGTCTTGCTTCGTTCAGATGCTCTCACTCGTGCTAACGTCAACAAGTTGTTGATCTCAACAGGTCAACGTTCACCAAATGAATTGCGTCAGATGGATGGCTTCGAACCTTATGAAGGCGGAGATGTATTCCATCAAGCATTCCAAGGAACGGCTCTTGCTGGCGGCGATCTTCCGCCACTAGGAACCGACGCAGATACTTCTGCTCCAGTTATGGGAGTCCTTGAATAATGGCTGACACATATCGTCCACCAGAGGGAGTCCAAGCCGAAGCGAAAAGAGCGCTTGCTTGGATCGCTGATGGAAAAGCCGGAGACGGTTTCACTGCTACTGGCAAGAAAAGAGCAAGCGATTTAGCCGCTGGTCATTCAGTAAGCGCTGAAACTATCTTGCGGATGTATTCATTCTTTTCACGTCACGAAGTAGATAAGCAAGCAAAAGGTTTCAACTCTGGTGAAGAAGGATTTCCTTCGGCAGGAAGAGTTGCTTGGTCGGCTTGGGGCGGAGATGCTGGCTTCACTTGGTCAACAAAAATCAGAAATCAAATCTCGAAAAGCGCTAGAGCGTTTTCCCTGATGGCATCCAAGGAGGATGACATGGCAGACATGAATCAAGTTCCCGATCTTAATGAGGAACTGACAGAGCTTCTTGCAGATGTCGTGAGTTTTTACTTCCGCGCTCATGGTGCGCATTGGAACGTAAAAGGCGCAGATTTCAGCGAGTATCACAAACTATTCCTCAAGATTTACGAAGATGTTTATGAGTCCATTGATCCAATCGCGGAGAATCTTCGCAAGTTAGGTTCGATTGCGCCATTCACTCTTGGTTCATTCTTAGCTCTTCGTTCAATTGATGATGCAGCAACAATCTTGCAAGACCCAATCGCTCTTGCCAATGACCTTCTTGCAGCCAATGACATTATCCTTGACGAACTTTCAGACGCATTTGATTGCGCCACAAATTACAATCAACAAGGCGTTGCCAACTTCCTCGCTGGTCGCATTGATCAGCACCAATTCTGGAAATGGCAGTTGACTGCTTCATTAGGTATGGAAGTCACACAACCAAACCCTGATCCACTTGATGCTCAAGGCGTAGATGAAGATGATGTTGAAGAAGATACAGAGTCTGCTTATCCAATGCCTATGATGGATCGCTCATCTGAAGAAGAAGAGATTGAGACAATAGATGAAGAGCGTGCATCCGCAGCTCGCATCGGTGAAGGTTCATTCGTCTCTTGGAATACTTCTAATGGTCGCGCTCGCGGCAAGGTTGAAAAGGTTGTTACCAAAGGACAAGCAAAGTCTTCTGAAGGTTACACATTAGAGACAACACCGGATCAACCAGCATTTTCAATTCGTATCTACAAAGAACAGGGCAACGGTTGGGTTGCAACGGATGTTACCGTTGTGCATCGCAACGATATTTTGACACTCATTCAAAGCCTTCCAGCACCTCGTTCAAAGGAAATCGACATGATTGAAGAGCGCAAGAGCATTATCAACTCAGCCGAAAAGATTACAATGAGCGCCGAAGTTCGCGCCGTTGATACTGAAGATGGCTCACTCAAGATTGCTGGTTATGCCGCAACATTCGGCAACGAAGCAACTGGCCTTAATTTCCGCGAAGTTATCGCTCCTGGAGCATTCACTCGCGCACTTGCTAACGACAATCCAGTCTTCCTCCTCGTCAATCACGATATGGATGGAATTCCTCTCGCGTCAACACAATCTGGCACGATGCGTCTTGCTCAAGACAAAGTTGGTCTTCGTATGGAAGCCGATCTTGACCCAGCAAATCCACGCGCTCAAGAATTAGCATCTGCTCTTCGTCGTGGCGACATTACGAAGATGTCATTTGCATTCACAGTTGGTCCTGATGGACAGACTCGCGAAGATGGATTGCGCACATTGACTGAGATTGATCATCTCTACGAAGTTTCCGCAGTAACACTCCCTGCTTACGATGACACCGTTATCGGTCTTCGCAAGTCAGATGAAGAAGACCTTGAGTTGACTAAGCGCAAGCTCGCACTCAAGTTCAATCAGCGTTCCTTACGTCAAAAGCGTAAGGCATAACAACCCTCGGCGCAAAAGCCCCGACGGTCATTCACACCCACTCACAAGAAAGGGTCAAAATGACTCTATCAAACAAGCTCAAGGAGCAGCGTGACGCTCTTGTTGCTGAGGTTGAGACAACCATCGCAGCAGAAGAAGTTACCGCAGACGCTCTTGATGCCGCTTCAAAGGCGCAGGATGAAATTGCTGCCCTCGACGAGCGCATCGCTACTGCTGAGGCAGTAGAAGCACGCACTGCTGCAATCCACGAATCTCGCAAGGAATCAAAGGTTGCAACATTCGGCGGCGCAACAGTTACACGCGAAGCAATGACATACGACAAGGATGGACGTAACTCGTTCGTTCGCGACATGATCAACGCTCAGCTCCGCAACGATTCTTCTTCATGGGAGCGACTACATCGCCACCAGGCAGAAGTTGCAGTTGAAACTCGCGACATTTCTCGCACAGATACTGCTGGTGGAGATTTCGTTCCACCTATCTACCTCACAAACGAATACGCAGAGTTCGCGAGAGCAGCAAGAGTGACCGCTGACCTCCTTACTGGTATGGCCTTGCCTGCCGGGACTGACTCTATAAATATTCCGCAAATCACCACCGGAAGTTTGAGCGCATTCCAGTCATCTGATAACTCAGCAACAACAACACGCGATCTCGTGACCAGTACGGTTACGGCCCCAGTGCGTACAATAAGTGGGTACGAGAACGTGAGTATTCAACTCGTGGAACAGTCTCCTCTTGCTGGTGGTCTAGATCGTATGATCTTCGGCGACCTTATGAAGGATTACGCTCTCCAGTTGAACACCGCAGTTGTCGGCGCAGGAGATGGAACATCTGGCACACTCAAGGGTCTTATCACTCTTGGTACAGATACAACTAACGGAATCCCAACAACATGGACAGAAGCAACACCATCTGCAACAGGTGGATTGACTGCTATGGCAAAGGCGATCTCAAAGGTTGTCACAAACCGTTACCAGGATGTAGAAGCAATCGTTATGCATCCATCAACTTGGTACTGGTTCATGTCACAGGTTGACTCTTCATCACGTCCACTCGTAGTTCCAGTTGCTGCTGGTCCATTCAACGCTAATGGCGTTGTTGACGCACCAGGCGCTTCAAAGGGCCTCGTTGGAACAATGCACGGAGTCAAGGTTTTCGTTGACGCAACATTGCCTAAGAACTACGGCGCATCAACAAACCAAAGCCCAATCCTCGTCGGTAAGTTCTCAGATTCTTACCTCTTCGAATCAGGCGTTAAGACACGCGTACTCCCAGATGTCCTCTCAGCGAACCTCACCGTCCGCTTCCAGGTCTATGGATATGCAGCTCTTGCACACCGCTTCAACAAGTCAGTATCAGCAATCACAGGTACTGGAACAGTTGCACCTTCTGGCTACTAATTAGCCTAACCGTTGCGCTGATCTTGTCTTCGGATAAGATCAGCGCTACGGCGCAACACACACGGGGGAAATATGAAATCATTATTCTTAGAAGGTCTTGAATCTGCTCGCGAGATAGTGCAGAACAAAGGCATCGCTCACCTTGAGTCAATCATTGAAGAATTGAAAAAGATTGAGACCGCTACCATCAATCCTGATATGGAAACGCGATGAAGAGCGGCGACAAAGTTGCTATCGGTATGGTCAACGATGGCTCAATAGACTCTAATCTCGTTATTGACCTCATTCAAATTTCACGAAAGCGCATCAATCGCTTCGACTCCTTCCTGCAAGTTTCCAATATCGGACTGCTTACTCGTTCGCGAAACCTGCTAGTAAAAACTTTTCTTGATCAGACCGACGCCGAATGGTTGTTGATGATTGACTCTGACGAGCGTTTAGAATTAGATACCTTCGACAAGTTGGTTGATTCAGTTCACGACACTGATCGTCCTATCGTTTCCGCTCTCGTATTCGCAGCATTCTTTGATGACGACAATCACCTTCGTCCGATTCCAACAATCTATCGCGATCTTCCTGACTCAGGATTGCAAGCGATGGATGATTACCCAGAGAACGAGCTGATCAAAGTCGATGCAGCCGGAACTGGTTGTCTTCTCATCAGCCGACAGTTGCTCTTACTCCTTCAGGAGAACGCAACCGAGAATCAAGGCACTGATTGGGCTTGGTTCGTTGATGGAGCCATTGCAGGTCGTTGGTTCGGTGAAGATTTACTTTTCAGCAAGCGTTTAGCATCACTTGGGATTCCAATGTATGCGCACACTGGCGCGATTTGCGCTCATAATAAGAAGTTTTGGCTAGATCAACGCCATCATAAGCCGTTCAGAGAAGCGGCCATCGAAAGCAAGAAGTAAAGCATCAAGGTCAGCGGTTACCCCCTGGCTTCTGACTTTGATGCCCTAACACTCTAAAGGAGCCAATGTGACTACTGCCTATCCAAACGGCACGGACAATTTTGTTGATCCAACGGCATCCGACTATCTTGATTCAGCCACAGTTCCTCACGCTGACCAGCACGCTAACGCAAATGATGCTATTCACGCGATTGAAGTAGAGCTAGGAAACAATCCCAAAGGGTCTAAATCAACCGTCAGAGCCCGTTTAGACGCCGTAGATACCTCGATTGCTACCATCTCACTCACCACAGGTCCAACAGGCGCTACAGGTCCACAGGGAGCCACAGGTCCAACAGGCGCAACTGGCGCTACAGGCCCAACAGGTCCTCGCGGTCTCTCAGGTCCAACTGGTGCTACAGGAAATACAGGTAACACCGGCGCAACTGGTCCAACTGGTGCTACTGGCGCAACTGGAGCCACAGGTCCGACAGGAGCAACAGGTTTAACTGGCGCAACTGGTCCTACTGGAGCAACAGGCAACACTGGCGCTACAGGTCCTACAGGTCCAACTGGCGCAACAGGTATCACTGGAGCCACAGGTCCAACTGGTGCAACAGGTAACACTGGCGCAACTGGTCCAACTGGTCCTACAGGAGCCACTGGAGCAACAGGTACGACTGGTGCAACAGGTCCAACTGGTCCTGCCGGTGCAGCCAATGCTCACGTCGCAGCTCATATTGCAACTAATGCCATTCTTCCGAACTCACCAACATATACCGCTGGAACCATTGATCAAACTGGTGGCTACGGAATTGGTGCAACACTTTCAGCAACGACTAATGGTTCATTGACAATCGATGGTCAGAGCGCAGCAGTCAATGACCGCATTCTTGTTAAGAATCAAACAGTTCAAACTCAAAACGGTATCTACACTGTTACCGCAACTGGATCTTTCGTTTCACATTGGACGCTTACTCGCTCAACCGACTACAACAACTCCGTTGCTGGCAATGTAGAAGCTGGCGATTATCTTTATGTTGCAACAGGTACTGCAAATGCTGGCACTACTTGGATTCAAGCCAACGAAGGTACTGGAACCAACAAATACATCATCATCGGTACTGACAACATTATCTTTGCTCAAACTGGCGGCGTAGGACCAACAGGTCCACAAGGAGCCACAGGTCCAACTGGCGCAACAGGTGCAGCCTCGACCGTTACAGGTCCAACTGGCGCACAAGGTCCAACAGGGCCAACAGGTGCAACAGGATCAACAGGTGCGACTGGGCCAACAGGTCCAACTGGCGCGACGGGAGTTACAGGTGCAACTGGTCCTACTGGCACTACTGGTTCTAACGGTGCTACAGGTCCTACGGGTCCTACTGGTGCAACTGGTTCAACGGGTGCAACAGGCGCGACGGGTCCAACTGGGGCCACAGGAACTACTGGAGCTACTGGAGCGACTGGCCCTACGGGTGCTACAGGAGCGACTGGCGCAACCGGACCAACAGGAGCAACTGGCTCCAATGGTGCTACTGGAGCGACCGGACCGACAGGGCCTACTGGAGCGACCGGAACTACAGGTGCTACGGGTGCGACTGGTCCTACTGGTGCTACCGGAACTACAGGAGCTACAGGCGCAACTGGCCCAACCGGAGCCACAGGTTCTACTGGAGCCACTGGTGCTACCGGACCTACTGGTGCAACGGGAACTGCTGGAGCGACTGGTCCAACTGGACCTACCGGCGCAACTGGGTCAACGGGTTCCACTGGTGCAACTGGTCCGACCGGTGCAACAGGCGCACAAGGAGTAACTGGTCCAACTGGTCCTACAGGAGCCACTGGTACAACTGGAGCTACAGGTCCTACTGGCGCTACAGGTTCTACCGGAGCCACTGGCCCAACTGGTGCTACAGGTGCAACTGCTTCCGTAACTTTCCCACAATGGCGTAAGGCCGCTTCTGGTGGAGAGACAACTCTCTCTGGTACAGACGACTTCTCAACATCATTGACATACACCGCTGGCGCTGAAATGGTTTATATCAACGGCGTACTTCTAGAGCGCGGAGTTGATTACACCGCATCAAACGGCACAACCGTTACTGGCTTAACTGCCTTGGTTGCCGGCGATATTGCAACAGTAGCTTCACCATCGAGCTTCTCAGTAGCCAATGCGATTCCTCTCGCAACAGTCACCGCCAAAGGCGATCTTGTCGCTGCCACCGGATCAGGTGCAGTCACGAACCTCGCAGTAGGCGCTGACGGCACAACACTCGTGGCAAACTCTTCTGCCAGCACAGGCGTATCTTGGTCGGCTGGCAATCCAATAGCCAATCCAATTATCAATTCTTGCTTTGACATTTGGCAAAGAGGAACATCTTTTACTGTTGGTACAACAACTAGTCTTTACACCGCAGACCGCTGGCAATCAAGTCGCGCTGGAACTGCTGGCTTAACAGTCGCTCGTCAGGCAACAGGAGATACAACCAATCTTCCAAATATTCAATATGCAATGCGATTGCAACGAGATTCAGGTAACACATCTACTGCTGCAATTACAAACTGGACAAATCTTGAAACTTCAAACTCAATACCTTTTTCTGGCAAAACAGTTACATTTAGTTTTTATGCTCGCGCTGGTGCTAACTACTCAGCAACATCAAATATACTAAACGCTGAACTTTATTCAGGAACTGGTACAGACCAAAATGTAAATGTGTCTGGTTTTACTGGGGCAAATCAAGTTATTAATCAAAACTTTACCCTGACTACAACTTGGCAACGCTTTACTTATTCCGCAACCATTCCTGCAACAGCAACTCAACTTGCTGCATTGTTTATTTCAAATCCAACAGGCACTGCTGGCGCTAACGATTATTACGACATAACAGGCGTTCAAGTTGACCTTGGCTCAGTAGCCCTTCCAGTACGCCGTAACGCCAGCACACTCCAGGGGGAGTTAGCCGCTTGTATGAGATACTTCCAAACTAACGGCGATTACAACTATTTTGGTGCATTTTATAGCACGACAGTTGCAAGATTTTATTACACATTGCCAGTAACAATGCGTACAGCACCAACCCCTTCTTTTCCCGCAGGGCCATATACAAACAATGTAGATTGCGTGGGCATTGGTTCGCCTACTCCAACAGCCGTTGCAAACAATGTAACAAATACCAAAAGTTTTAGTTTTGATGCCTCTGGTATGACTGGTGGAGTTACTTCGGTTGCAGCAGTTTGGCGAGGTTCAGCAATTACCCTAAGTGCGGAGTTATAAATGATTCAATACAGAAAAGAAACAACTGGACAAGATTACATTGTTCGTACCAATGAGGATGGTTCTGAGTCTTGGATTCCAACCGACCCTACAAATGCCGACTATCAGTCATACCTCAATAAATACACACTCCCATCCAACTCTTCTATCCCACAGGCAGGTGAATAATGAGTCGCGCACAATTAACTTCAACAGTTGAGCAGAACACAGGTGGGGCAGTAGCTCCGTTGGTGGCGGGAAAGAACAAGATTATCAATGGTGATTTTGGTGTTTGGCAGCGTGGTACTTCCTTTACACCTGCTGCTGGTGGAGCAGTTACTTATACTGCTGACAGATGGTGTCATCTTCGGGATGGTTCAGGAGCAACAGTAACAATTAGCCAGCAAACTTTTACTCCCGGAACTGCTCCTGTTTCAGGTTATGAAGGAACTTACTTTTGGCGTTACGCCCAATCTGTTGCTGGAACTGGCGCAACATACACTTCAAACGAAAATAGAATTGAGGATGTGCGCACATTTGCAGGTCAAACTGTAACTATTTCTTTTTGGGCAAAAGTCGCATCTGGAACACCAACCATTTCATTTGGGTTTAATCAAAATTTTGGCTCGGGTGGTTCTACTCAAGTAAATGCTTTCAATACAACTGCGACACTTTCAACATCGTGGACACGCTATACATATACAGGAGCAATCCCAAATGTTTCTGGTAAAACAATCGGAACATCCAGTTATCTTTCTTTGTATTTTGCCCCTGCTGTAAATACAACAATTACATTAGACATCTGGGGCGTACAGGTTGAGGCTGGCTCAGTAGCCACTCCATTCACAACGGCAAGCAACACACTCCAAGGAGAGTTAGCCTTGTGCCAGAGGTATTATGAAACAAATTATCCAACTGGAATTGCTATTGGAGGAAATTTATCAACTAGCGGGTCTTATGATTTTTTGGGAACTGTTCTTTT